ATTATCATTACAACAAATAATATTTCTTTCGGGTCCTTCATATTCAAATAAAATTTTTAAAATAATTTTTGCAAAATCCTTTGCATAAAGAAATTGTCGCAAAGGTTTACCTGTTCCAAATGCAAAATAATTAGGAAAATTATCTATTTCTAATCTCTTTTTTTCTCTATAAAAACGGTGCATAATCATCGGAATAAAATGACCACCCATCAAATTAAAATTATCGTATTTACCATACATATTTACTGGTGTAACACAAATATATTCATGTCCATATTTTTCATTATATTGTCTTGTTTGCAATTCCAACATTCTTTTTGCATAAGCATATCCTTCATTTGAAGGGTGAGGAGCAGATTCATGAATCATTGTTTCATCCATTGGGAATTTTGAAGGATTTGCCGGATAAACACAAGATGACAAGCAAAATATACCGCGCTTAATACCATTAAAATGACAAGCTTCTAAAATATTTTCATTAATTCTCACATTATCTGTGAACATTTTAATATTATTTTCCATATTTTTATATAAACCACCAACAGATGCCGCCAAATGAATAATATAATCGTAATCATATTTTTTAAAATAATCTAATACTGCCGTTTGATTTGTTAAATCACAAATTGAACTCGAGAGAAAAATAAAAGAGTGTTCTTTATTTTTATCTACAATATCTTTAATATTACTTCCAACCATACCAGTTCCTCCAGTCACAAGAATTCTCATTATATGTATTATTTAATAAAATATTTTTAAATGAATATATTTAAAGTTTTATTGAATATGTATATTAAAATAGATGAGTAAAATTGCATTTATAACTGGTATTACTGGACAAGATGGCTCTTATCTAGCTGAATTTTTATTAAAAAAAAATTATAAAATTTATGGAATACAACGCCGGACATCATTATTTAATACATCTAGAATAGACCATTTAAGAAATAGAATCACAATGCGTTATGGTGATTTATCAGACGGTTCCGGTTTATCCAAATACATCCACGACATTATTAATGAGAATTTTAACTTTAAAGTTTTTGAAATTTATAATTTAGCTGCACAAAGTCATGTTGCTATTTCATTCGAAATCCCAGAGTATACATGTGATGTTGATGGTATTGGTGTTATGAGATTATTAGAAATTATTAGAACTTTACCGGATAGAATTAAAGAAAAAGTGAAATTTTATCAGGCAGGAACAAGTGAATTATATGGTAAAGTATTAGAAATACCCCAAACAGAAAAAACTCCTTTTAATCCCGTATCACCTTATGCTGCTGCGAAATTATATGCTTATAACATGGTTAAAATTTATAGGGAAGGTTATGGGTTATTTGCTGTAAATGGAATTCTTTTTAATCATGAATCACCAAGAAGGGGTGAAAATTTCGTGACTATGAAAATTGTAAATGGAGTGAAAGATATTATTTCTGGAAAGAAAGAATATATAGAATTAGGAAATATTAATAGTTTAAGAGATTGGGGGCATGCAAAAGATTATGTAAGAGGTATGTGGCTTATGTTGCAGCATAGAAACCCAGCTGATTTTGTATTGGCTACGGGCGAAAGATATAGCGTGAGAGAATTTGTTGAAAAATGCTTCAAATTTAAAGGATTAAATATCACATGGCGTGGTGAAGGAATAGATGAAATTGGAGTAGATGATAACAATGTTACAAGAATAAAAATAAATGAAAGATATTTTAGACCATGTGAGGTTGATATTTTACTCGGTGACCCATCAAAAGCTATTAATAAAATTGGTTGGACACGCGATTATGATACATTAGAAAAATTAATAGTAGATATGTTTATTTAAACAACGCTTCTACCTTTATTTTTAGTCCAATCTTTCTCGTTTCTATCTACTTCTTCATTGCGTTTTATTGCATTTTCTAATATGTATGATTTCATACCATTCCTTTTCATTTCAAATAAAAGTCCGTTAGTATCTTTTGGAAAACATGTCCCACCAAATCCTAATTTTCCATCATGTCCCGGAACCATTGTATGTGATAATCCAATTCTTTTATCAGATGCTGCAATATTCCTTACATTTTCATAATTAATACCTATTTTATTGCAATATTCATATATTTCATTACAATATGATACTTTTACAGATAAAAAGGTGTTTCTAAAATATTTTACCAATTCAGCTTCTTTATTAGACATAAATTTTATGTTGTTTGATTTTATACATTTATTTTCATATGCATAATTAATTAATTTTCTAATTTTATTTTTAAAAAATTCATCACTATCTTTTCCCAATAAACCATAAATCCATAGTGGATTATTAATAAAATCATTTCTATAATTCTTTTCAGTTAAAAATTCAGGCATAAAATAACAATTAAAAGAATCACTAGTTCCGGGAGGAACAGTTGAGCGAATAACAATAAAATTTTCAAAATTTACATTTTTTAAATCATTTAATACAGATTGAATTATATTTAAATAAACAGAACCATCTTTATTCATTGGTGTTGGAACACTTATAAAAATAATTTCACAATCTACCATATCGTTTAATTTTAAATGTTTTGGTTCACATAATTCTGGATTAATATCATAACATAACATCTCAATATCTTTACATTGTAAAATTTTTGTTGCTTTTCCAACAAATCCGTTTCCAATAATCCCTATTTTCATTATATTTAAATTATCAAATAAAATATTTAAATATATAATAAATACAAATATTTATAATTATATGAAGATATTATGTATAATTCCAGCACGTTCAGGGTCTAAAGGCATTATTAATAAAAATATAAAAAAATTTAATGGGAAACCTTTAATAGCTTGGTCAATTGAACAAGCGAAAAAAACCTTTTTAAATAAACAAATGCGAATTATTGTTTCTACAGATAGTATACAATATTCAGAAATTGCAAAAAAATGGGGAGCAGAAGTTCCTTTTTTAAGACCTAAAGAAATTTCAGGTGACTTATCAACTGATTACGAATGTATAAAACACGCAGTTGAATGGTTTAAAAAAAATGAAAATTATAATCCTGATATTATACTACAATTGCGTCCAACACAACCTTGTAGAAAAGTAGAAGATATAAACAAATGTTTAAAGTTATTTTCAGAAAACCATGAAAAATATGATAGTTTACGGACTGTTGTTGAATTTGAGAAATCACCCTATAAAATGTATAATATAAATGATAAATATGAATTACAACCATTATATAGAGAAATAAACAATATAAAAGAACCGTTTAATCAATGCAGACAAATTTTACCAAAAACATACTTACACAATGGATATATAGATATTTTTAATACAACACTTTTAGAAAGAGGAACAATTAGTGGCAATAAAATTTATCCTTATGTAATGAATAAAAATGATACAGTAGATATTGATAGCATGGAAGATTGGAAAAAAGCTGAAATTTATATAAAATCAATGGATTAAAAATAATATATAACTATGGTAGATTAAGATATTTCTTTAAATTTTTTATTTCATTTTCTATTATACTTAATTCATTTTTCGTAAAATTTTTTTTTATAAACCAGTTTATTGAATATTCAGATGGTAAACGCTTATATTTTAAAATAGATTTTTTTATATCGTTATATACTGGAATAAAAGTTTTATTAAATAAAAAATAAATAGATAATCTATGACTACCATCGGTTAATTGATAATTTGATGAATATATTATAGGATAACTATTTATAAAACCATTTTTTTTTATAGATTTAATTAAATTTTTAAATTTATTAACATAAACATTTCCATCACCATTTACTCTTATTTTTTGCATTTTTTTATACATTAAAAAATTAAATTTTTCATCTTTTAAATAATTTTCTATTGAATGTTTTCTAACGAGCATATCTGCTCTATTAAATACATTGTTCCTAAAATTGCATTTTAAGAAATATTTTAAATTTACAAATTCTTGTTTTCTATGTTTTTCATATTTTTTCATAATAATATCAATATCTTTTGTTTGTTTAAAATTATCACTAATATGAATAATTATATCATAAATATAGTTAGTTACTTTACTTTTATAAATTTGTCTAATTTGTTTTTTTATATTTTCAACACTGGTAGAAATATTATTATTTGTTTTATGTTTTTTTCTAAACTTAGGTTCTTTTATATAAAACTGAAAATATGTATAAGATAAAGAATGATTTAACATGTTCTTAATTTTTATATTTTCAACTTTTTCAGGTGAAATATCATCTGTTGTATATATATCTAAAACTGAATTCTTAAATTCTTCTTTATTTTTAAAATCATATGTATAATAATGCAATACGGGAAATTTTTTGTTAATATGTTCCAATATTTCATCTTTAAATTTTTTTGCGGGTGACCAAATAAACCCTGAGAAATTTGATTTAATACTCATTTAAAATTAAATTATATTTTTATATTTAAAATATAACTCAGTTTTAAATGTTTATATTAGATTTAAATGAATACATTAATAAAATAAAAATATTTGATTATGCTTTAACAAAAATAGATGTTCCATATAACCCAGAAAAATTTCCAAATGAATATGCTATAGGAAAAGATTTAGATATTTACGTATCTCATACAGATTTTGAAAAAATATTTAATTTTACAAGCAAATATTTTAATAAGTATAAAATGTTTGATTTAAGAATAATAACAAAAAAAAATAATTTCAGAATGAGAATGGAAACAAATAATAAATTACATTTTCAAATAGATATTACAATTAATGATGAAATAATTAAAAATAAAATAAAAAAGAATAATTATTATATTTTATCATTAGAAAATGAAAAGATAATAAGACAAAAAGAAATAAAAAAAAATCCAAATAAAATACACCATAAAGAATGGTTAATTACCCATAATTTTTTAAGAGAATAAAATTTATTCTTATGTGATAAAGAGAAGTAGTATATATTGATAGTATTAAAGGTGATATACAATAAAACAATTTTAATATAAAGATTATAATAGTTTTTATATAAAATGATTATAGAAAACAATGGGGGTGTCTTTTCCATGAATTAAAGATGGGAAAACCTGCATATGATTTATTTATTGATGATAAAAACGTAAATTCTGAAACATTCTTTTTAGCTGATAAATAAATGTCAAAATTAATTATATATTTATAATATATAAGTCTAAAAATGTATAATAATTTTTTTTTAAACAATAATAATTATTTGGATAATAAAGTAATATTTTTAATAGCAAATAATCCATCAATAAAAAATATTGATAAAATAAAAAATTGTGTTGTAGATGACAATTCTGTTGTAATAAGATTTAATGGAGATCCAAAGAAATTACTAGCTAAAATTTTTGTTAATAGATGTGATGTTATGTTTTACAGAAGCAATAAAAATGGAGATTTTAATAATTTTAATAAAAATTCTTTAAATAGGTACAAACATACTGTATTTACAAAGGTTGATAATACCAAACAACTAGATATAAATAATTCATTTAAAAAAACGTTGAATAAATTAGAATTAGAAAATTATAATTTTTCTTATCTTTCAAATAATAATAGTAAGTTAAGTCCAACAACTGGTTTTGGAGTGTTAGAAAATATAATAGATAAAGTAAATTATAGTAAATTAGTTTTAATTGGATTTACAAATTTAACAAGATTAAATGTAAAAAAAAATGAAAAATATGGTTGTCATAGTTTATATAATGAAAATCAGTATTTTCAAAATTATATTATAAAAAATTATCATAATATAGAGACTATTTAGTTAGTTGAAATGATTATAGAAAAGATCCGCTTTATAAAAATGGTCCTCCAAGAAATCACCCTTGTATAATTGAGATGAAAATTATTCGAGATAATATTATAAAAAATAACTTTAATTTGATATAAAGGTAATATAAAGCATTATAAAATTTAAATATAATTGCAGTTTTAAAATTATATTTAAACTAATTATTTAATATATCTTTAAATCTCAATTTTATAGGTGAAATTTCATTACATTTATAGACATTAATATTATTTTTAATAAATATTTCATTATCTATTGTTTTTATAAAACCATATTCTTTAATAGTAGCATTATTTACAATTCTATTATTAACAGCAGAAATTCTATTTGGTAAATTTAATTCTTTCCCGCTTGCATAATTATATTTTCCATTTTTAGGACCATCCCAACCAAATGTAAATATATTTTTACAACCAATATACATTGAAAATGGAATAGAAACTTCTAACATTATATGAGCTTTAAAAAACACAATTAATTTTTCTTTTATTTTATTATCATTGATTGTAATAATATTAATATTTTTTTTAGTAATGAGATTATTAAATGTTTTGTCATGTGTCCAATTAACATTATTGTATGGTGTAAATATAATATCACTTTTAGAATGAAGAGAAGTTCTGATTGATGAAGGCCAACATTCAGATATAATTAATAAACTAATTGTATTTTCTTCATTTGAATTAACAAGTTTATATCCTTTATGAGTAAAATGCGATTGTAATGTAAAATCAATAAATATATTATTCTTTAACAAAATATCTCTACTGTATTTTACAGCTAATATTAAATAATTATCTTCTATTTCTTTCATTTTTTTTAAATTTATATCAGAAGATGGTCCACATGAAAATAAAATTATTGGGATATTCAAACATATATTTTTCAATATATCCATTTTTTTTTTCATATTTGGCATTAATTTTAATACATTTTTAAGTGCGGAAATAATATTAGTATATGATATTTTGATATCTAGATTGTTATGACATACTGTAATAATATTTTCTAATTTGTGTTTTTCAGTTAATACTTTAATATCATTTTTATTGTTAAAATTATATACATTAATATGTTTTGATTTTTTAATATTTTCAATCATATTAATATATTTTTTTTTCTTAATATAATTTTCTTGTATTAAAATATTAATCATAACTATATTATGACTTATATTTAATTTAAATATTTAAGTATCTATATAAAGAATATATATTATATAAATATTATAAAGTATGGAGATTAATAAGGAAAATTTAGAATTAACCAAAAATATTAGTTTGAAGACTTCACAAACTATGCTCGGAGCGGATGACCCCCAATTTAAAAGAATTCATCATAATTTTCACCACATTGTTTTGTATATAAAAGATTATATTATGAAGGAGAAATGTAAAAACTATCTAGAAATAGGCACTCATTACGGGCATTCGATTTGCAATATGTTACAGAGTAAATATAATTCAAAATACATTGGAATAGATATATTTAAAAGATGGGGGAATAGTAAAATTACAAATATGGAAAAATTAGCAAATGACAATGTTAAGAAATTTAATATAAATAATTATGAATGTAAACTATTAAAAGCAAATTCTCAAACCAAATCTACAATAGATTTAGTAAAAGAATATTTTCCAGAAGGCATTGATTTGTTATTTATTGATGGCGACCATAGTTACAATGGAATTATAAATGATTTCAATAATTATTTTCCATTAGTTAATAAAGGAGGATATATTGTTTTTGATGATTATTTACCATATAAAGTGGGTAATCATGAAAGAGAATCACCAAAAGCAATAAATAAAATAGTATCTAATAATAAGAATAAAATTCTAGACATAGGATTAGTTGATGATATTGTAAATATTGATGATTTAAAAAAAAATCCAAGAATTAATTTAAATGGAAAAAATATAGATTATATTATTCAAAAATTGTAATTACACCATTATATTTTGATGAATACTAAAAATATATTTAAAAATATATGATTAGATTTTGTTAATTATATTTTTCCATTTCAATAAATTTATATTTTAAAAATATATCAAAATTATTTTTGATAATACATTTAGATAATTCCTCAATTGTTAAATTGCTATCCCAAATAGATGTTACCATGCGTATATCTTTTTCTTTTAAATAATGGTTTCTTTTTCTAAATTTCTCAAAATTTTTTGAATAACAATAATAAAATAATGAAAAAAAGTTATGTAATTTTGATTTTTTAAATTCGAAAATCTTCAAATTATTAGATATTTTATATATATTTTTATTAAATTCTCTTGGATATGTTTTATCAAATTCTGAAAAATAACAAATTTTTGTAATCAAACTATTTTTGAAAACTTGTGTTACGATTTCTTCATATTCTTTGTTATTTTTAAAATTAGAAAAAATTTTATGAATTGAATGCATTTTTCCAAATCCACTTTTATCTAAAAAAATTTTATTATTCAGTGTTAACAGTGGAGAAAATAGTATTAAAATTATTTTATTATTAATAATTTTACTTAATTCATGAACATATAAAATAGATACACAAGTTGTTCTACATAAAGAATATATAAGAATAGGGTCATCATTTTTAATTTTATCTACAATATATTTTAAAACTATTTGTCTTGATTTTTCAATAAAAAAATCGAATGTATAAATGTTTTTTGGCCAATAATTAATTGTTATCATATTATTTTTTAGTTCATTATTGTTAAAATAAATTGTATTCATGATTATATATAATATAATTTAATTTTTAATGTACAATAAATTTTAATGTATATTAAATTTAAATTTAATTTTTAAAATAATCAGGAAATTCTTTCAAAGCAATTTTTCCAGCACCACACCCACAATAATGCAATAAGGAAATATTATCTTTACCAAATTTATTACAATTATAAACTTTTAATAAATAGTTAATACCGGGTTCAAATGGTTCCCAATTATCTGTTAATTCTAATAGTACTAAACCATATATTATTTGAAAAGCGTGATAATAATATTTTTTGTCAAAATTAATATAAAATCTATTAAATAAATCTAAAGATATAATTTTTTCAAAAAATTTTTTTGCAAAATCCTCTTTAATTAATGTTAATCCATTGTTAAAATGAGGAAATAAATATTTTTTATTAATTTTTTTCACATTATACGAAACAAATAAATCATGATTTATATTATAATTTTTTATATATTTATTTTTAATGTTATAAATTTTATAAATTTTATTCATTATATTAATGGGAAAAGTTTTTGAAGAACCTGCATACATTTTTTGAAAATCAACATTCCAATTAAAATTAGGTTCTTTTAAAAATAACATATCAGTTTCAGCAATAAGTCTATGTGTTCCTTTAATTCTTGTATCAACATTGTATCTTGATAAAGCAACATCTTCTATTTTATCACAATCAAATTTTATTAAGTTGACATCTATAGAATTCAATTTACTAAGGTCTTTCATATTAAAATCTTTATGATGAACTATTGATATATCATATTTAATATTTTTTATATTTTTTTTTATACTTCTATAAAATGCTATAAATTGATTTATTAATGAAATATTCTTTATTACACAACCCAATTGATTAGTCTTTTCATAATTAGGTGAAAATAAAACAATAATATTTAAAAATATATTATTGCTCATATTGATTTATATATAAACCAAAGCTCTATTTTTAAATAAATAAAAATATTAAATATTAAATCAATTAAATACAAACAATTATTAATGTATAAAATGGAATTTTATGATAAAAATACAATTCAAAATGTTGATATAAATTATCCTGATATATATTTTACACCTAAGTATGGGACAGCGTGCG